AGCACTTTTAAACACTCTCAGGCGGAAACGTTAAGTACATGAGCCTGAAGTTGATTCCACGTTCACTGACTTCTGGCCCGAAGTGCGAACACGGTAAATCCAGGTTTGGTTGGTGATAATCGTCTTGAAGGCGAACTTATAACCAATCTTCCGGGACTGTTGCAAGGTGTCCGTCTGTCCGCCAGGAGCAGCCGCATACACGCGGAGGTTCTGGAGTTCAGAGACTTGGTAGGCGTTGCGGGCAATAGCGAACGAGCTATAGACCTTGTTGGTAAAACCAGTGCCAATCTGAACCGTCGGAGAGAAGCCCGGTGCGTTGCTCTTGACAAAGCGCCACCCGGCGAGTTCCTGGACTTCGCCCTTCCAAATCCGCTCGGGCTTGCCGAACTGGTTGGAGGCTTTGAAATCCGGGTCCGTTTGCATGGTCGCGTGGACCTGCGGAGGAACCACGATGACATAATCGCCATCGTCGAACATGCGTCCGCCAGCATCCATCAGGGTAGCATGGAGGGCAACGATGTCCACGTAGCCGAGCTTATCGCTGGCGACGAGTGTGGCGTCCGTGGTCTTGCTATTCGGACGGTACTGGTTAGAAGCCGCATCCAGCACGTTGAAGATGAGGATGTCATACGTTTCTGCGGCGTGAAGGCCGAGAACATAGAGGGCACGCCCAACCACGTCATGCTTGGAGGTGAGTTCCGCGAGGTCGGACAGACGGAGCAATTTCCCGTACTGTTCTGCCACGGCGGTGAACTGCGACATGGTGAGACCGTCCGCATCCGGCTGAACGCCTTCAGTCAACTGAGTCGGGGAAGTCGTGGTGCTGAGCTTCTCCAAACGGTTGAACTGAATCGTCTTGGAACTGTTGGAAGGAATCGGGTCCTTGTCGCCAAACTGATCGAGAACCGTGATGAGCACGGCCACTTCGAGCAGCTTTGCGGAGAAGTAAGTCTGTTGGTCGCTCGCAAGCGAACCAGCAGGTCCGGGAGTGCCGACTGCGCCAGTGATAACCGAGATAACATCATCACCAAAACCGAGGGCAATCCCGATGAAGGAAAGAAGTTTCGAGAACATTTTTAGTCCTAAGCTAACGGCGCTAGAACTCCAACTTAACCCCACGCGCTTCCGCGTCTGCGATGGTGGCCTTGATCCCGTCCATTGTGCGGAGGGTTGGCCTGACCGTTTGACTCGGGAGATTCTGAGTGGTAGGGGCTGTGGTGGTTCTAACAACCTGTTGCTGTTGATTGGGAGTCTGGGGCGCGATACCTTGCTGCGCTCTCAGGATTTCGGGCAGTTGCATTCCCTGGGCTGTCAAATAGGATAGCTTGTACAATCCCGGCAGCCGGAAGGAGAACCGGGAATCCGATTCGCCTAAAGCGATTGCTTCCTTTAACTCTGGGTTGGCATCCAAAGCCTTCTGGTAGTTGGGTGTTCCGATGAACGTAGCCACAGCCGGAATCTCTGCGCTGACCTTGCTCCGGGCTTGCTCAACAGCGGTATGCTGCAGGGCTGGGAGGTAGTCTTTGAGAGAGTCCCGAATGAACTTCTGTTGAACGGCGGTGTAAGCTTCCGGTTTACCGGACTTAGCCGACTCGATCAAGTCGTTCATATACTTGGTTGCGTTCGTGGAATAATCGTCCACGGGTTGCTGGGCGATGGGCACCTGTCCTACCGGCTGGCCCGAGATAGGGTCAACACCAGTGGTAAGGGCATAACGCTGACGTAACTGTTCGATTAGGGCATCCTTTTGATTGATGCCCTGCACCGCCGCCTCCATATTTTGATATACAGACTTGTCGCCTTTCAGGAAGAACTGCTCCTGCGCTGGCGTTTGTGTTACCGGCGCGGCTGGAGTCTGCGGAGTGGTGGCTGGACCCGGCTGTGTTTGGGGTGGTGGTTGTGCCACCACAGGTTGCGTCGCTGGCTCAGTCGGGAATAGGGAGTCAAACGTCGCATCATCGAGAGGAGCCGGTGGGTTGTTTAATTGGACTATACCACCGGGGGCTACTGAATCAATCGTCGGTTCGGGCATGTCATCTCCGCCGTTGTGCGGCTTCAGATTTTACTGGGCTTGTGGCCCTTTGTCGCCAACTCTTATCAAGCTGGCTTGTAATTCTTTGAAGGCTTCCTCATCTTCCTTCGCGGCATCGACAGCAGTTTGGCTGGCTCGCGTTGTCGCGGCTGCCACCTGTTGCTTCAACCACTTACACCAGAATATACCGCTTTGGACAAACTCGAAATCCTCCTTGCTAGCAAAGCGAGTGTTTTCGAGTTGGGCCTTGAGGAGAGCGGCTTGGTTCGACAGCCTATCGGTTAGGATAACGAAGCCGGGGTGGTGCTGTAAGGAGAGCACCGTTTCTCGGGCTTCTTTGTCCCAAGCCAGGTGTGGCCTAGGCTTGTCTACTTCAACAATCTTATACTTGATTGTTTCTACTGGAATGTTTATTACCCTCTCTACTATCTTCGGCTCCCAAAACATATTTCATCCTCCTTATTCTGTTTATCTCTTTACGAATAGGGGCGTGGATCGGGCAATCTGCAATAGTACACCTTTCGGCGTCTCCTATAATAGAACCACCCCATTTCCACCTGTCCCCGTTATCGAAAGGACAATCCATTATTTACCTTGCGCGTCATACTCGGTAACTTGATCCGAGACGCTACGCGGGTTCTTGTTTTCCGGCTTAGGATCGGTGTCGCATTCGGCTATCTTACCAGCCGCGTGACCTTGAGCATCGAACTTCCCGAAGCTGGCGTGCTGCGGATAGCAGACATCCACTTCGGATGACCACTCACCGCTGGAACCCCTATCACTAGCCGCGAAGGAGTTCGCTGTTTCTTGTGCGTTTGGCATTTCTATTCTCCTGACCCGGCAGTGCCGAGGCTATTACTTGACATCGACTGGGCAAAGCTCCTCATGTGGTCTTGCTGTTCACCACCGGGGACTTGGCCTTCAAATTGTTGGGTTGCTGGGCGGCCTTCGTTTCGGGTTGCGCCCGGGAGTAATCCCGCGTCATCGGGGACTTGTCCTAGGAGGTTAGCGCCCGTCTCGGCTAGATATTCCTCAATGACCTTCTGTGTTTGGTGTGCATCCTTGGTCACAGAGTTTGGTTCCATCTTGCCGAGGGCAGCCGGGAGAGCCTTCTGTTCGATTTGCAGCAGTTCCCGAACGAACTCTTCTTGCTGGCGAGCAAGGTTAGCAGCTTGTTGCTGTTGTGCAACTTCCTGATCGCTACGCAGCAAACGGTTCACATTGGAGATTTCCATGCAGCGGCCAATCTCCCGCAGGAACTCGCTTTGGTTGCAGTAGGGACTTTGCAGGGCGATGTTGTAGAACGCCATGAGGTTGCGCTGTTTGACTACTTTTCCCGTGGCGTAGTTAGCACCCACAAAATCAAAACTATAATTGCCAATAAGACTAGCAAGTTTAACACGCCCGTATTTAGGAATGCCAGGTTGTGCATTCGTGATGTCATATTCCATCTCGTCGGTGCCAAACTGCTGGATCATGCTGGCAACCATCTCGCACATGGGCTGCAAGATTCGGATTTCTAGGTTCGAGATAAACCGCTTGAAGGTAAAACCACTCTCGTTGATAACCTGGGAGATGCCGGATGATGTGCGGTTGCCGGAGGGGGTCCCGATTCCCTTCTGGTAAAAGTCACTCACACCTGAAGACATCTCGATCATGCCTTTGTAGATGTCGATAATTTGGTAGTCTTCCGGCCTAGGAGTAAAGAAGGGCAACGGCGCAAGGACCTTATTCGGGTCTCCCGTAACACCAACTTTACCGCCGGGAACGTTGCCCATGTCCAGTTGCTCATGGTCAATGTCGGCCTGGGTGTCATAGGCATACCTGCGGTTGATGCCCATGTTCCAGTTGTCCGTCACCATATTGACCATGACGTTTACTGCTTCGTTGAGGTCCGATATGCGTTCAATAAGTCCCAAGCCATAGGTGTCTCCGGGGACAATTGTGTATGGCATTTGCAGGATGGGGATGCGCTTGTGCGCGAAAGGATTAGGACCAGTATAGAGAATGACACTGGGACCGTTATAGACTTGGCGCTTGTAAGCGGAGTAGCTGGCATTGCGGTACTGGTATCGACGGTCTTTCCAAGAGATAGCATCCCAGTCGTCCGTGCTAGTTAGCAAGGTTACTTCCTGCTTGAATTCATCCCAAATTTCCGCGAACCGGATGATGATGCCATCGCGGTCTTCGGCGGGATAGTTGGAGACCCGAGAAGTGATTTCTGCGAGGGCTTCCGGGAAGTAGAGCTTTTGGTTGTTAGCCGCTTCCCTCATCATGGTACCATAGGTCTTCTCGATCATGTGGGCTTCAATACCACCATCGGGGTCGATCAGCAAGTCATAGATATCGATAACATAGAACTTGGGGCAGTTACGAGGCACCTGCATCGTAACCATATTGACTCCCACCTGAATGGGTCCTCCATCCGGCCCGATCATTGGGATTTGAATGGGTTGGCCGTCAAGACCCATCACAGGGCGGC